ATCTAATACTCTTAAAAATTTTGACATCTGTTCTCTTTAGTTGGGGGGATTGTTCCCCCCATGGTATTATGATATTAGTGTTAAGTTTATTCTGCCTTCTTCGCCTGCAGTTGAGTCATCGTTCAGTAACCATTTATATCTGGCTCCTGCGTAGCTCGTTGCTGTGCGTTTGTTCAATTTTCTCAACGTGATCGGTTGAGCTGGATCGCCGCCTACGAAACCTTGCAATCTCATTTCACCGTCTGCTGCTGGTGTACCAGACACAAGTTTAGCTCTTGCTGTGACTGATCCTGATACTTCTTGTACTTTGTATCTTCTAGCACCTAGTTGTTTTATGATAAACACGTCTGATTGATTTGTTCCACCTATGTAGGCTTCACATCTGATACCTTCTGCAGCGCCCACGTATGTTCCAAATACTTGCACTCCATTACGGTCTGTTCTTATTGGTCTTCCCATTTTTTTTCTCCTGTTAACGTTCTATGTCATACGCGGTGGGTTAAACCGCATAAGTTCAACCATGTGTTGAACGCAAGTATTTATCTTTTGGATAGGGTAGCCAATAGCTCTAGTTTTGAAAATGTTTTCAGATGATTTTGAGCCTGCAACAACACTATTCTGGCCTGCTCTTTGAAGTGTTCTCGCCGAGTTTGACGATACTGTATCAACAGATCTGCACGCTGGTTCATCAATTTGTCTATGTGTTTTTTGATTCTTTGTATTTCATGTGCAAACATGGGGTGATGCTTGATCCATGTGTCCAGTTGTTTCCTCTGAGCCAGGTATGATTGCATCAATTCTTTTTCTGCTTGATCTGCCATGCAATTATTTAAGTGATTTGTGCAGCAGTCTAGCACCGTATGATATCACAAATGCAGCACCAGCGCGAGCAAACACTGCCATGGTTTCTCTCAGCATGGCATCTGGATCACTGTGACTTTGTATGCTCTGCCATTCACCACTGGTCTGATACACTCCCACAGGTTTGGCCGTGGCTTCCACAATGGGTCTGATCAGATCTATGCTGCTCATGCCGGGTTTCACCATCAACAGATCTGCACCTTCTCTGGCATAGTGTATGGAGCTTTTGATAGCTGATGCTCTGTCACGCACATCCAACTGATACCATCTGTGTGAGGTGGGCTCACTGTTCACAGCCTGTCTGAATGGTGCATACTGCACACTGCGAAATTTTGTGGAGTAACTCATGATGGTACTGTCAGTGAGTGCTCTGATGGTGCCCACAGTGAATGGCTGCATGTCACTGGGTGCCACACAGTCTGCACCTGCCTGCACACACATGTGAGCCAAACTGCCCAAATACTGCTGTGTGAGTATGGCATCATCTGGCACACAACAGTGTGCGTCCTCACGCTGTCCACACAAGCACACATCCACAATGAGATATATTCTTTTGGCAAATTTTTGTTTGATGGTGGATATAATTTTGAAATGTGACTGCCAGTTGGGCAGATTGGTTTTGACTGTGTGCACCACAAACAATAAAAATTCTTTTTGACCCAACATCAAATCATTTTCGATTCTAGTCAAGGCTCCGTTGATGCTGTATGTGGCATTGTCCATGCCCAATATGTTGTTGCGATCATAGTCTTCATCATGCACAAATATGGGCTGTATCAGTCTCAGTGATGGTGGTATAGGTAGTGAGTGCATAATTTATTAGTGTAGTATACTGGATATTTTGGCACAGTCAATGACATTTCAGTCAAAAAAAATGGGGAGTGGTTAAACCCCCCATTTTTGATATTCTTTTCGTCTACTAAGCAAACGATAAGTTAGCAGTTGTGATGGCAGTTTTAGCCAAGTAGTCAGCTGCGTTACCTAAAGATGACGCAGTGTTTGACAATTCTACGTAGCCGTATCTTGTTAAGAAAGATACAACTGGTTCGAACGTGCTTGGATCAAGTACCACACCAGATGACATTAACGGTATGTATGGGCAATAGAATGCAGGAGCATCTGACTCAGATGAACCTTTGTATCCTACTAATACATCGTCGTTAGCCGCATAGGTGTTCACATATACTTTCATAGCTGAGTTCAAAGTACCTACTAATTTAGAATTAGTTGGAGCTTCAAATGTACCTTCAGTGCTTCTTGCGAATGCTGAAGTTGTAGCTGATTGCAGTATAGTTAAAGCAGTTGGAGATACTACAGCGTAGTTTCCAGCTCCTCTTCTTGTTCTTTGTGCTATCGCGTTTGCTGCTCTGTTAATCAAGATAGCAAGAGCTGCGTGTTCGTCACCGACGAATGTGGCAGTTCCAGAAACCGCTTGTTGGTCAAATGTGTTAAAAGCTGAACCAGCTAATGAAAACAATGAACCAATGATTTCTTGGTCAATCTCTGCAGTAATCTCTTGAGCTAATGCTGCCATGATTTCTGCTTCGATGTCGATACCTTGTTGTGCTTGAGCATCTTGAGCTGCTTCAAAGGTCCAACGTGCAGATAATTTTCTGCTTTTGGCTTCAACAGTTTGCTTCAAGATTTGGATTGATAGTTTTTTACCAGCCGATCCTTCTAAAGCAGCTGTAGCAGCTGGCTTAGTAGTTGAGTTATCGCCAGAATATGCTTCTGCGATTTTGAACGGTGATAATGCTTCTTCACCAGCAGTAGTTGTAGTTGTACCACTTGATGCTTCTGCGTATCTTACTCTTAACGTGTGGATTTGTCCCACTGGGCCAGTCATAGGCTGTACGCCTACTAAGTCATTGGCGATTACAGTTGGCATAACCCGTCTTATTACTGGTAGAATTACTCTATTTAAAGCTGCAACATTGCCTGCGGAAGTGGCTCCTGCGGTTGCTGACTCATTGATATACTTTCTAGTATTTTCAAGAGTTACATCCATAACAGATTTTCTGTTACCTTTTAGCCCTTCTAACAATGCTGATTTTGTTTCTGACCAGCGTGCTTCTGTTAGTTCTGACATTTTATTTGTCTCCTATTTGTTTTTGTTTATAAACCGGCAAGTCGTCTGATAGCAAATATATTGTTATCGAACACCTGTCTGACGTTTGTTTGTTTCTTGTCGCCTGTTACTTCTATGCCTTCTATTAAAGCCTGTTTCTTCGCTGGTTGTGTCACACCGTTCACTACTGATGGCATGTACTTGTCAAACGCTGATGTTAATTTGGCTGTTTGAACTGATTCCAGTAAGTTAGTCATTATTTCTTTTTGTTCAGTGTTAAGTGGAGCAATTAACTCTCCAATAACTGCTGATCTCTCTGCTGCATCTTTCGCTGCTTTGATTTCACCTTCTTTGGCTTCAATCAATTTGGCGTTATCTTGTGCAGCTTTTTTCGCATCTTCTAACTGTTGGTCTTTGATCTTGACCACTTTTAAAAGTTTAGCTGTTTCTGATTTTTCATTCAAGTAGCTTGAAGCATACTCTTCTGAAAAAGTTTCAAACAACTTGCGTCCAAAGTCATTTCTACGAGCAGAATCAATGTCTTCTTTCAGCTGGCTAATTTCTTTGTTAAGAACTTTGCCCACTGTGTCAGATACCACTTTTGAACTTTTTTCAATAAAGGTCTTGCGAACTTTAGCAAAATGTTCTTTGGCTTCTCTGATCAATTTGACTTTGGTTTCTGCTAGGTCTTGCTTGTCTTGATGAAACTCTGCAATTTCTCTAGATAGAGCATCTACCACAAATTCTTCCAGTTTGCTGAAATTTTCAGACACAACTTTCTGATCTGCATGTAGTTCATCGATTTCCGCTGCGAGTCTTTCAAACACAAAATTTTTCAGTGATTCTGAATTAGTTTTCATATTCACTGCGTATTGTGCTGTCTGTTCTGCTAATTGTTTGCGATCATCTGCAAATTCAGCAATCTCAGCTGCTAATTTTTCTGTCACCAACTGATCCACAGCATCAATTAATGCTTGTTTGTCAGTGGCGTGTTTTTTAGCAAACTCTTCACGAAGTTCCGCTGTGGCTGCTGTTTTGTTTTCTTCCACTTTAGCTGCCCAAGCTGTTTCGATTTCGGCTCTGATCTCTTTGGAAACTACATTGTTTTCAAAAAGCGATTTCAGTGCGTCTAACATATTTTATTTTCTCCTATTTGTTTAACGGAGCTTACTGATGATATTCACCAGTTGTTCCTTTAGGTATTCTTGTGCCTGTGTGTCCCTTGCGATGTTTAAAGCTCTATAACCACCTTTTGTGTTCAAAAGATGTTCATAAATTGGTGTTGGGTAGGCTCCCGGAGCTGACGGTTGAGCCACTATATCCACAGTGATGATTTCAAAATCACTCACTTGTCCCGACCCGTCTTCTTTGACGTTGCCTGAACCACGTGATGACACTCCCAGTTTAACTCCGCTTTCCAGCATTGTTTTTACTAGGAGTCCCATCGGTGTGGGTAATATTTTTAGTTTGCCATGTCCATTTGGTCCATCCATCCACATGCCGTTCAGCATGTGACTCACACGGTCCAAATTTACATTAAGGCCTTCAGGATGATCCACTTCGCCCAACACTGAGTAACCGCCCTTGATCTGATCGTTGAGCGTGTTGACTGCTCTGCTGATTTCACTCACGGGGTACACTCTTTGGTTGGCATTTTTAACGCCACCTTGAATGCAGATGCCTTTCATATAAAGGCTTTTGCCGCCGTTTTTGTCTTCTGCAGACTCCACAACCAAACTTGCTTGGTCGAAGGTCAATGTTTCGCGTAATGTAAACATCTTTTACTTTGTTCCCTAATGTACTACTTGCTGCCTAATATACTCTTGGTGTTGTCTGCTTTGTCTGCAGTCACTGGACCTTTGGCTTTAACCAATTTGATAGATGCGCCTGGCGTGTTGATGTTGCCTGCGTCATTTTGTTCAGCTTTTGGAGCTGATCTACCTTTTTCTTCAGATCCTACAAAATCAACTGCGTTGCCGCCCATTGCTTTTGCTTGCTTAGGAGTTGGAGATTTTACATTGTCCGAACCGTCAGTGTGTTTCACTGCCACTTTGTCCACGTATTCTCTCATTTTTTCTCTATCGCTTAGATCTTCTGATCTAACTGGTGTGCTAATTGGTGTAACAGTTGTTGCTACAGGTGCTACTTCTTCTGCTGCATCGGCTTGAACTTCAGTTGCTAGGGCTTCATCTTTGTCGCCTTTGTCTTCAGCATCTTTGTCGCCATCGTTTGACATTAATTTTTCAAACTCAGCTTTAAGTTCTTCCACTGCATCTTCTAAGTCAACTATTTTGTTTTCGATTTCAGCTTCAGGTTTTTCTTCATCTTTGTCTTCAGCATCTTTATCGTCTTCAATGTCAGCGATCATGTCGTCTGTGGCATCTCCGCCTATAGCTGCTTCAATTGGAGCAACTGCTACTGGAGCAGCAACTTCTGCTGTTTCAGCGGCAACTTCTGTAGTAGATTCTTTTTTCATTTCTTCTTTTTCTTTAGAATCTGCTTTTGCTTCTGTATCTTTTTTATCTTCTTTGTCTTTTTTCATTTTTGCTTCATCCACAGCAGTTTCTTCCACTGCGATATCAGCAAGGTCTGTCTCAAGTAAATTTTCGTAGATCGAACGTGACTTTTCAACCACTATTTCGTGAAATAGGGCTTCAGCTCCGGTTCTGTCATCTGCGGTAAGTTTTTCAAGCATTTGCTCGAATTTATTTGCGTTATTTGACATTATGTCTCCTTGTGTTGAGTTTACTAGTCATATGACATGACTAATAGAGCTATTTAACCATTTGCGGAAAAAGTGGGCAGATATAGGGCGATTTTGACTAGTCCTGTGCAGATTTTGGTCTGCAAAAGCTGTTGCTGAAATCACTCACTCTCATTTCGGAGTAGTTACGATATTTAGTAAAATCCTCTGCTTGAAATCCTTTGCAATCATCCTGCACCACTCTAATATACTGATTTTTGGGGTTTTTCTGTATCACAATGCCGGTTTGACGCTGCCAATTGCCGTGATAGGTGGCTGGATCTGTATTTTTGCGATAGTTCCTGGTGCTGCCATAGAGGTTGTTGAGCTTGCCATCTGCAGTGCCCACATAATCAAACCCCAATATATAAAGTGTGGTGTGCTGATGTGAAGTGGCCAGCCACAGTGCTGTGGGTCCTGAACTCCAGCCTTGACTGGGTTTGAAAAAATTCAATCCTTTGAACTTTTCCATGTTTTTGTTGGGATTGGTCCACACAGGGTTTTGCATCTGCCAATGACTTTCACAAATCTCCACCACCATCTTGGCATCCACTGCCACCAAAAAATCTGTCCTAAATTCACGATACAGTGCATTGCAACCATAAATTTTACCCCATTCGCGCAGATAGTCCAGTTTGATATTTTTACGACTCACACCATTACCCACCACAAAAGCAATGTTGCCATCCACTGGTGGTCTGATCAGCATGTTCACAGCATCTGTTTGGCCCCATTCACTCACATTTTTTGTTTTTTTAATTTTTACTGGAGCTGCTGGAGCAGGTGACACTGTGGCAGTCACAGGCACAGCTGACTGTCCGGATTTCATCAGTCTGCGCTGTGCTTTGTTAAAGTTACGCTGATGTTTGATGGCTCGCCACTGTTCTTTGGTGTATAAAGATTTGTCTAATTTGGCCATGCTTGGCTGTTGAGGTTATGCTGCGGGTTGACTGCTGGCAATACTGTACATGTCTCTCACAAATTCTAGTTCTTTTTGCTGTTCGTTGTTGTGAAATTCACTGGCTTTGCGGGCTCTGTTGATCTGTCTTAGAGTGAGTTTGGTCTTGCGTGTGTCACCAGTGGTAATGATGGATTGGTCATATTTGGGATCATACATCTTGTGATCCGCAGTGTCCATGTCGTTTTTGTCAAAATAAAAAATCTCACGCAGTAGCATGGAATTATTTATGCTTATGTGGTGGGAGTTTCGCCTGGTGTGGTTGCTGCTGGAGCAGCGGGTTCTGCCTGCTGATCTCCTGCCACTGGGGCAGTGGTTTCAGGTGATTGAGCTGCTAGATCCTGCTGTATGTTGGCACTGGTGATGCCAGCACTTCTCAATTCAGCTGTGCTGGAAGTGGGTTTCACTTTGAATTTTTCATCATTCTCTTCACGCCACATTTTTTCATTTTCAGCCAAATCATCTGCACTCATGCCCAAAAATCTTTGTAGAGCATATCTGTTGCTGATGTAGGGCAGTGCTGCCACTTGACTGAATGTTTGGATTCTGTTGTTGTCTAATTCTGCCTGTCTGTATGAAGCAAAGTTTTGCGGAGTTTGAAACTTGATGTCAAACATGCTCACATCTATGTTGACTCCTTTGTCCAAAAGATATTTTTTAAAATCATTATTGAATTCATCTGTGATCAAATTTTGCAGTCTTTCACAATAGTTGTTGAATCTCAGTTCTTGTATGTAAGCAGTGCCCACTCTGCCATCTGTGGACTGTGCATTGCTGTCATCTGGTCCTGTGGGCAGATAGGATGAAGGTATTCTTAATCCTCTCAATAATTTGTTAGTGAAGTATTTTAAATCATCAATTTCACCAAGGTTTGTACCGCCTGGCAGTGTTTCCACTTTTGATCCACGACCTTCTGCTGTCTGAGGGAAGAAAAAGTCTTCATTGATGGATAATGGATTGTAGGCAGAATCTATCACATTGGTGCCACCGCCTGTAGATGATGGAATACGTCTTTGATGAATTTCTGTTTTAACTCTTTCCACAAACTGCATGGCCAAGTGACTGGGCATGTTACCCACGTCCACATAGAACACACGACGTTCTGGAGCTCTTTGCACCCTGTAAATGATAATTGCGTCTTCCAATAATTCTTTTTGTTTGTACACTTTAAATATAGATTCTAATAAAGAATTTCCAAATGGGAAATTGTTGTCCAGTCCTTCACTCAGACTGAGATGCACCACATGTTCAGCATTCACAGCAATTTCTTTGAGACTGGTTTGGAATCTACCGCCTGACTGTTCTGGCACCTGTCCCACCATGCCTCTGCCGCCGCCTGTGTTATAATTTGCTCCACCACCAGTGATATTGCCTGAGGTCTGATAGGCTGTGGTAGCCACAAGATCTTTAAAATTAAAATTCACATCACGTATTACATACTGTTCAGGGACTTTGCCTTCAGACTCATTCACAATGATCCTGCTGACCTTGGCTGGATCCACGTGGAACCAACGTTTGGTTTCAGGATCTTTGATGAAGAAAGCATCTCCATATTTGAACACGTTACGGAATATTCTAAAAATTCGTTTGTTGAAATTGTTTAACTTGCACCACTGTTGCAGATACTGTCTTAAAATCATCATTTCTGAGTTGGTGGCTTTTTGTTTGAAATTCAATTTGAAATTTGTGTCGTTCTGTTTGTTCAGCTGCGAGCAAAATTCAGCCAGGATATCCAATGCAGCATTCACTTCTGAATCCATGTCCATGGTGTTGTATTGTCCATAGCGTTCCACTCTGTTGGGTGATCCAGAATACACATCTGGTAGATATGAACTGTAGTTCATGTTGGCTGGTCCTGCCAGTCTGCCTGTGCGAGCGTAGATCTCGTTGTCGCTGACCTGATTAAAATATCTTTTCCAACTCATATATTATATTAACCTTCTGATACTGCTTCTGCAGTTTGTTTAACGAATCTTTTTTGACCTTGTAATTCTGTTAGCATGGCTCTCATAGTGTTATTTAACTCTTCCAGTTTGTCTCCAGATGTTTTACCTGAAGCAGTAATAGTTTTGCTCATATTTGAATTTAAACCTGCAAATGATTCGCTCAAGTTCTCCAATGCTACAGTGTAACCTTCTATTTTGTCTTTGTCAAGTGAATCCAGTGTGGCATTGATGTTTTTGGCAAGATTACTGGTGCCGCTACCAAACATAGATCCAAAACCAGACACTACACTGCCCACTCCCATGGCTGCCATAGCACCTCCCAGTGCCACAACTCCGCCAGCCACTTTCAATAGGTTGCCACCATCTATTGCACCCACTGCACCCAATCCCTCTGCAAATTTATTCAGTGATCCACCTATGAGGTAAGTGGCTCCCGCTATGCCTGCTCCAATGATTGCTATGCTAGTAGCCAAACCAGCAGCACCTAACAACACCATTGGATTAGCAAAAGCCAGAAGACCTGTGGCCATACCTTTTAGTCCAGCACCTATGCCTCCTCCAGATTTACCTAAGCCTTCCAAAACTTTACCACCTGCACCACCACCACCACCACCACCTGACGCAGTGCCTGCGCCTGTGGATGATTTACCTGTTACAAAATTTTTAAGTCCTTCTTTGCCAGTTTCGTATGCACCTCGTGCAAATTTTCCCACGCCACCTGCAGTTCCCACAGCTGCTTTAGCTGCTCCCACAGCAGCCAATGTCAACATGATGCCTTTTAAAACTAACAATGTTCCACCAAAAGCCACTAGGGCAATCATCACGTATTTTAGAGCTGGCATCACAGCTGTCAATCCTGCAGCCAATAGTTCCACTGCATAGAACAAGGGTTTAAACAGTATGATTATACTGTTCATTAATTTTCTCATCTGATTGCTGAAATCAGCAGCCACTTTGCCTGCAGACTCTTCTGCTGCTGCCTGTTCTTTCAGTGCTTCCACAGACTTCTCTCCAAATTTTGCAAACTGAGCTGCCATTGCTCCAGCACCCATCATATCATTGCCCAACAATTGTTGCAGAGCCATTTGATCTCCCATGGAAGCTCCTTGTGCTTTGGCCATCTGAGCTGTGCGTCGCAGTTCCATTTGAAATGCTTCATTGCTGGTGCTGCCGTCTCTCAGTCCGGCTGCCATGGTCAACAGTTGTGGATTGATCAGAGCTAATCCTTTGGCATTGGCACTGATGGGAGCTCCTCCAGTCACCACCAGTTCTTTCACAGCATCTGCCATGGCAGGACTCACTTTGCCTATGCCTGCCAACATGCCGCCCAGTCTCAAACTCTGTTCTTCAGTCATGCTCATCATGAGACTTTTTAAAATTTTGTCTTGCTGTTGCAGCTTCATGGCATCAGAAGCTTCTTTGCGACTGATACCAGTCACTCTGGCCAACAGATCTAATTCTTTGATGTAGTTGGTGGTGCCTTCTACCAGATCCTGATTGCTCATGTCCTGTGCACGTCCTAGGCCTGTTTGAATTTCCAAATAGTCTGTGAGCATGTCGGTAGTTTCTTCCATGGTCAGTCCAAATTTGCTGAACATGGGTTGAGCGTCTCTTTGAAGCACCTTGCTGATGGCTGTGAATCTTTTTACTCCTGCGTTCACACTGCCGCCCAACAGAGCAAAATTGTTGGCGTTGACACTCACCTGAGCTGAAAATGTTTCCAAAGATAGACCAGCATCTATTGCAGCATATCTGGAGTCAAACAGGCTGCTGCCAAAGTCTGCTCCCACCATTGACAAGGTTCTAAATGTGACTATCTGTTGATCCAGTTCATCCACCAGTCGTTGAATGCCTTGTGCCATCAGTGCAAATCCCATACCAAACTGTGACATGTATCCTGTGAGGCTGGAAGTGAAATCACCAAACTTGTCTGTGCCTTTCACAAAGTTCATGCCAAAATCTTCAAACACTGTGCTGAATTTTTTATGCTTGCTCACATAGTCATCAAAGGCCGTGGAGGCACCTTTGGCAGATGCTGTGACTTCTGCCATGCTTTTGGCTTGAGCCATTTCTTTGGCACTTCTGCCGCCTCTGCTGGAGGGACCGCCCAGTTTGTCTATGAGTTTTTGCAGTGTGGCTTCTGTGGCTGCGCCCTGCAGCACAGCACCATCCAGTTCGCCTCCTCCTACAATTTTTACGTCTGCCATTAATTAAATACCCAGTTAATAACGATTATAAATATAAGCACTTATTATTATAGTGTGACAATCACACTTATTTATACGGAGCAATTAATGGTGCCAAATCAAACAAATCCTGTCAAACAGGGTGCTAATCCTTTAGAAAAGTACTTTCGTCAGGTAAAAAATTACATGAGATTGCCCAGCAGAGGCAAGTATTATCCTGCAGGCACGTTGGAGATGCCAGCCACAGGTGAGTTGGCAGTGTATGCCATGACTGCCAAGGATGAACTGCTGTTCAAAACTCCGGATGCACTGATGAATGGTCAGGCCACTGTGGATGTGATTCAGAGCTGTGTGCCCAACATCAAGAATGCTTGGCTCATGCCCAGCATAGATTTGGATGCTGTGCTGATTGCTATCAGAATGGCCACCTATGGTGAAAACATGGATGTCAGTGTCACCGTGCCCAACACCACTATGAAAAAAGACTACAGCATGGATCTGCGTTTGGCATTGGATGATCTGCTGCAGGGCACATTTGAAGATGAGCTCAAATTCGACAGCATGACAGTGACTGTGCGTCCCATCAACTATAAAGAATTTACTGAAAGTGCCATCAAGTCATTTGAAGAACAGCGAATCTACAATGTGGTGAATGATGACAAAATTGACGAGCAGACCAAGCTGAGCATGTTCCAACAGAGTTTTAGAAAACTCACAGACATCACCATCAGCATGGTGAGCAACAGTGTGGTGAACATACAAGTGGATGGTGTGGTGGTCACTGACGTGGCTCACATCAAAGAATTCATCAGCAAAGCTGAAAAAAACTTTTACAGTGCCATCATGGATCATGTGACCAAACAGCGTGCCAGCTTCAGCATCAAACCACTCAAAGTGATGAGCACAGCAGAAGAAATACAAGCAGGTGCTCCTGTGACATTTGACGTGCCTGTGACTTTTGATCAATCAAATTTTTTCGCATAAAAATACTACCTCGCTCTCTGCCGGATATTTTAAAAGAAGTCAAGGACATGGAGAACGAAAGTAAAAATTTCAAACTGGAATTGTACAAAATGGCCTGGTACATGAGAGGCAGCATCTCTGTGGATGAGGCTTTTCACACATCTGTGGAAGATCGTGAGATCATCAGCAAATTGATCAAAGAAAATCTGG